TGTCATCTATCCGCATTTTGAAATGAGCCGATAAAATCATTCGCTCTTTAGTAAAATCTACTTTTCTATTGATTTGACTGGTACTATCAAGCTGCTCTTGAGCCATTTTCAATCTTAACCGAATATAAGCCAATGAGGATTCTATTTTATTTATCAATTTCTCCGCATCCGCAACTGTTTCAATATTCACATTTTTTATGTCAACAATAGTGAGCAAATCGGAGATCTTATCTATTTCGCCTAGTTTTATAAAATTTAATATAGCTGATATAATGGATATTTTAGTATAATAATTTATGATCAAAGAACGTTTAGAAACTGCGAATTGTAGATTTTTATTTTCTATAATTTGGTTATATTCATCCATGATTCTACTGAAAATCAAACGCAACTCTTTATCCGAAGACCTTCCGGAAATTACCAACGCCTTCAAATTCCCATTGTATGCCTCTATGAACCTACAGAGAGGTATCTCATCGCATTTCGTATATAACTTCGCCATATCAAAATTCAAGTTAAAAAATATTCATGCCTATCTTCACAGACCAGCATGATCTATATGAAGACTTATCAAAAAATGTTTTATACCGTTAGTACTTTTGGCTCCCAGTTTTTACGATACAGCTTTCTTAGATATGATATCAACTGTTCATAGGTTGATATAAATCCTTCTTCTATCAAGCCGGCAATTTTCTTTTCTAATTGCCACAACTCACGCAACCTTACTTCATCTCCATGCTTATTCCGTAACATCTTTTCGTGGGAGTTAAAAACGATCCAGTTTAACGCCTCTCCTATTTTTTGCATTGCTTTTGGCATGAAATGGCTTGGAACAATTTTCATAACAGCGGATGAAAGTTCTTTGTATGCATCTCCCGCATCATTACGATATCGGATCATCTCGTCATAAACAAAACGTAGTACTTTCACCTCAAATGTTGGATTGATCCACATGGCAAATTTGATGAACAAGAGAGGATTCATCCAAACTTTATCAGGAGTTTTGCCATCTTTAGTGTTTCTCCCTTTTGTCTTTATAAGCAATTGATTTTCACCAATGTCGGTTTTTAGCCTATGGCTTTCATCCACAGATAGGGCCTTTAAAAACTCTTTCGTTTTAGGGCTATCTATAAATTCTGACATACGTCTTCTTGGATTTTCATCTACATTATTCCATTGACGAAGTAATTCGCCTCCGTCAAAATATCCATCACTTGTTCGTTGAATCACTGAAAAATTATCAATGTAGCGTACCATCTCCTGATTTGTCTTCATCTCTTTTTCATTTTAAATTAAACAAAAGAGCCATACCCCGCAGGATATGACTCTTACCGGGTATGGCTCTTAGGCTCTAAATCTTTTGTTATGCTGTTACAAACATAGCCAAATTGCACGGAATAGCCAAATCAATCTATGAGTTATTTAAACCCCATTACTGCTTTATCGGTTGTGCATGCGCCGGCACATCCTTTAAATCATACGGTCCCGGTGTCATAGCCTGTATGCAGAGGTACAATACTCCGTCCTGCGTGTAGTACTTGTTAAATTCAAGTGCCATATTTTGCTTATATGGAATAGGATCTTCTATCGTGCCGGAATGTTCTTCTGCGTCTACTATTTTCCACAGGCTTAGGGTAGCTGTGCTAGGCTTCCAGTTATCTTGTGTGAGATGGTCTTTAACACATTCCCAAAGGACATCTTCAACTCGGTATCGTTCGCCAGTTTTGACGTTTATTCCGGTTTCCCATTCGGGGTATCGATCTTTGACCTGTAAGGCTTCCGACGGGGAAAGGTCATATGTATTTATCTCTTCTGTAGCCTCCTTGTCCAGTTCGTCCAAAGCCAATAATCTGCTGAACTGCCTATTGATTACGGGTTGTTCTCCTTCTGAATAAGTCCATTCTTCACTGTTCAGTAGTTCGACAAAAAACGGATCGCTAAAACTATAGCGAGGAAAATCTTCATCATCGAAGGGTGCAAGGTATTCCTCATGAAGGATCACCTTGCTCTGATCTACACTTGTCCTCATTTCCGGGAGGACTTCTATTCCGTGGGACTTGCACCACACGATGTCTACAATTGCGTATTTCATATCCAATTAATTTTTGATTAATTCAACTCCTATAATATCTTCGTAATCAATATAGTGCATTATTGGAACACTATTATCATCATCAGCCATTATTTCAACACAAGCAGAACTGCCATTGAACGCACCTTCGATTGTTATACCTGTTAATTGCCTAAAGAATCCGAAAAATTTCTTTGGTCTGATAATCCTAATACGGACAAGATCATTCCAAATTATTCCTTTCTCTTCGCAAATAGATTTAAACTTCTCGGCTGTCATAATTCGATTATTATTAAATTTTTAATGTTACTTTGCTTTTAGGGTTTGGAGGTAGTTGTAGGCTTTGATACAGTCGTCTTTGGAGAGGATTCTTGGATAAATTGCAAGGTTCTTAAAAGCTATTCGATCAAACCTACCACCACTACTCGATACCTCCAATGTACCACCAGAACCAACTACATTACCTGTATTTGCCAGTATTTCATTCCAATTACGATCATAGGCCCTACCATCTGAACATGCAGCATTAATACTTTTAATTCCGTCAAGACTATTTTTTACTGATCCTGAATTAATATAAAGATCAAGTCCAATCATTGTGTTGTAGATATAAAAACTAGACCCTTTTACTAAACCAGTACTACTCTTTTTATTATCAATAAACTTCCAATCCCCAACAATCGTAAAATCCTTACCCATTCCAAAAACTGACGAAACTATCTTATCATCCACCCCATCAGTAACCAGATATCCTTCGTATTCGGGGATTTGCTCTATGGTGATATCACAATCACCCGTATACGAAACAAATTGAAATCCTAAATTAGATCCATTTTCTACAGCAGGAAGAACATAAATTCCGTCTGATGGAATATTCGTTAAAAAAGTATTATTACTCCCTCTATAAATCATCTCTTGACCAGACTGTATACCAGTAACTTTTATTCTGTACGATGGAATGGTTACATCTCTCGCAGATTCTGTGAAATTAACCCCTGCTGTTATAGACTTTGTAACGTGAATCGATGAATTGGTTTTTGTATAAACAGCTCTGTTAGTAATGGCGTATGAAATGTAATTTTGAGCATACAACCCATACCCACTCCCTTCTGCAAACCCAAAATTAGACAGTATAAGATCATTACCATTGCCCGTAATGTTGGCAATAGTAGCACGATCTTCGTCCTCGTTGGTTTTGCCGGTGACAGTCCATGCCTGGTCGGGGAAGAGCCAGGGATATTGCTTTTTATACCAATCAAGAACCTTCTCATCGTCTTCATCGGTAGAGAAATATCCATTACAGATTGTTTGACCAGCAATAGCTGCTTTAGCAAAAGATGCATAAGTTGCATTCTTCCATAAATAATATAGCCCAGCGTTTTCCACCCAGTCCCCACACGTACCTGTTACAACTTTATTAGTTAATAAGTTCTTAATACATATATTATTACCATTTCGTTTACAAGCAAACAAATTAAGCCCATTAACAAAATTAGCATTTATATAATAGTTATTACCCGCTATAAAAGATACATAAACCAAAGACGAATATTGCATGGAAAAAGTTTTTTTGCTATCAGCTCCACACAAAATCATATTTCTTGTCGGATTATTCTGAAACGGAATAAACGCCGTGTACACCGTATAGGTATCCTCGAAGTTAAGCTCCTTCTCTGTAACCGCAAAGTCGTCTACTCCGTCACCGAGGATAAAGCCTGGGTAGGGGGGAAGGATTTCAATCGTAAACTCTCCTCTGGTTGATCCATATCCGTTATAAAAATATACAGGTTTACCAACTTCAACTACTGCTGAATTAACAGTATATATGCCATCTTTGTCCCATGTACCGTAGACAGTATTCGTTGTTCCAAAAAAAGCTAATGTTAATTTATTTCCAGGCTGTAACCCCGTTACCCTAAACGTAAAATTCATGTGCTTAACACCAGGTTTTATAGCTATAAAGACATAATCATCTAATGCGAATTTATAGAATGTTAGGTGATTTTCATCGCCATACCCGCCAACCCCGGACATCCCCTTCCAAGCGAAATTCTTGAAGGATAGGAACCGACCTTTATGGTCCGCATCCTCGATCCTCGGATCGTCCATCGCTGCCATCATCTCGTTCGTCAGGCCGCCGAAATGCCAACGAGTGACATCGCCCGGAAGTTGCGGGAAGCCGTCGCCGGAACCGCCACCACCGGAACCCTTCCGCAGCTTTCCACCATAGAAACCTCGGAGCCTAATCGTGTTTAGCTTCAACTCTCTTGTTTCTAAAGTCTTTAAAATAAAATTACTCATAAGTATACTGACATTTTATAACAGGAGTGTCACTTTCAATGATAATGGTCATTCCAGGACTCACATCGGGTACTTTTGCCTCAAAGTTAGGAAGAGTCCAATTTATAACTCCAAAAGCAACAGGATCTGATCCTGTTATTGTTTCAAAGAACGACAACCGACCAGACGCTTGTCGTTTAATATGTATTCTAAAATCACCTGTTGGCTGGAAAGATGTTTTATAAACTCCATTCTGAAGTGAAAAAGTTAAATCATTAAGTTCCATTTTGATCGTTATAAATAATGTACATATTCTACTATATCTCCGTTAGTTCCAATTGCATCAATTGGTTCAAAAGTGTACGTATCATCATGTTTACGAATAATAACATAGATACGCTGATCCATTCTGGCGGCTTTACTTGCCAATCTTCTCATATTTTCTCGGTTGGCCATAGCCTTATTTTGAGACGAACAGTTACAAGGTGCTTTCGCATTCATTTGAATCCATATTTTTTTAGTAAACTTTCAATCGCTGGTTTTATACGATTATCCAGCAAATACTTTTTTGCTTTTCTCGTCAATCCTAAATGCGATGGACCATATTTTTCTTCAAGCGCATTATCTCCAGCATAAAAACCGATAGATCTGGTTACAATCTTCCCTCCGTCTTTCCCATCCACAACAACAGGGGTAATACTTCTATGATACTCTCCTGTTATTATGAGGTTAGGTGTATTCCTATTTCGGGGAGGAAACTTTAAAATATTGGACGTTTCAGGCGGCGTGACACGTTCTTTCATATCTCTCCACCATACCGCCTTTTTTCTCGCTGCTTTTTCCGTCTTTGTCGTTTCCCGGAAGTAAGGGTCTTGAAGATATGTAGGCCTTATCTGTTTTCTATTTTCATCAAGTCCGGCCATTAGTTGGTCGGTGATCAAATCATGAATCAGATCCTCACTTTCACGAAGGCTATTTGTAACCTCTGGCATGAAATTATTTTTCAACATCCTTACGGCATTTGAAACTCCCGCTATAGTACCCATATTAAAACACAGAGGGGCCTAATAAAGCCCCTCGTTTGCAACTGATTTACCTTTTATAATGCTATAAACATCCGTTAAAATTTTTCTTCTATCTTCGATATTACGATCTAAAAAACAAGATTTTTCATGGGCTTCCAAAAATTGTTTTTTTGTCATTTTAGAACATAAATCCCGATTAAAAGAAACTCCATTCATTACGACTTCCATTGCTCAATACCTTTAATACCAGCAGTAAGCAGCAGCTCTGGGCTTAATAATGTCGGTGTACTATCGCTAGTCAGGCTCAATGTGCCATTCGCAGAATTGTATTGGGCAGCACTAACACTATCCCCCCACACGCCTTCTGTCTTTCCAAGCAAAGTCCCATAGGCTGTCGTCAAATCATATTTGCCATAATGTTCAACCACCTTGTAATTAGATCCACTATCTCCCACTTTTACGACATCTACCCACACTAGCCCTTTGGCTTTTTCAACCAAATCCGTTTCCCCCTGAAGAGATTTGGTTTCCATCCAAGCCTTTTCTACATCATCATACACCAGGCTAACCGCCATAGATGCATTATCTCCACTCGTTTTAAATCGTTGTACTGATGAAGGATAAATAGAAGACATCAGATAGCCTTTAATAGTAGTATCTGTGTCATACTGACCATAAACAACGTTATTTTTATCCACAAATAAAGCTCTCATTCTTTCGTTTTTAAGCTTCATTAAATTCGCCAACAGTCCTTCATCATAATTTTCAAGCGTCCAGGCTTCAACAAGCTCCGAGTAAGAAGTGATTTGAGAAGGACCATATCCTTGTTTAGACGTTTGGGCCTCACCACCACTTGGTGCATATTCCGCGATAGGTCCTATAGGATAGATACGCCCCGGACGGTTCGCATGAATCATTTCTTCTATTTTTTCTTCCAGTTCATCATCTTTTATCACCATATCTTCCGGTGTCAGAATGATCACTTTTACATAATCCGGAACAAACGGACATTTGCTTGATCCCGTATTAAATATCTCGCTTCCGCAATCTCTGTACTTTTTCATTTTTATCTACAATTAGGTTTCTTTACTTTTATCTCCAAATCCAATATATCTATTCCGTCAAACAAATCCGCAAAAGGCTTTTTCCCGTCAGAACCATAAACCCCTCGACTGCCATACCTCATATTATCCACATACCGGTGTGGCACGACATTTTTAGATCCAAAATCAAACCTTTGGTCTTTGGCTAATTCTGAAATAAAATGTTCGTAAACAGGATGTAGGATTTCTTTGTAAGAAATAGCAAACCTCTGATCATTGGTATAATCAGATAACGTGCGAGTAGCTATCATCAGGTCAATATTTGCTTTACAATATAGATCGGGGTCGCCTTTATCTTCTTCAAATGGGGTAAAAAGAGCAAGAAGTGGCCATTTGCCCGATTCAGTGATAGGGGATTTGCTTAATATCTCCATTTCCCGTGCTATTTGCGCCCATTCCCCAAATAGGAAATTTATTTCTATCCCAACACTTATAGAAGTATTACGGCTAATATCCTTGAATATATCTACGATATTTATCATATCCCCATCTTATTCATAAATTCCAATAAATGCTCATCAAAAAAATATCCGCCATAATCATCTCTATGATCATATAGATAATCAGATATATACCTATTCATATAGGTCATCTGATTCCATGCGTTTATCATTTTGATATTATATGGCGAAATTTTATTGGAAGAGCTTTCCTCGACATTGCCAATAGGCGTAGCCTGTGTTTGATTCTTTCTCAGATAGAAGCAGAATACATAGTAGGCAACCGGAGATACCTTCCGATTACCTACCTGTTCGACCAACATGTTTTTTAGATTATCCCATTTTTCTTCGCCTTCTCCACTTTCGATATACCCAACAAACTTTTTTGCATTATCATAACCTAATATTTTACGATAAAATTCAAGTTCATATTGAGCAATCAAGGACTTAAGTTCGTAATTGGAAGCCTCATTAGTCTTTGATGGCACGCCAGTATACGAAATCACTCCTTCTATATGAAGTTCACCTGTGAAAAATGTCTCATCTATAAGCATGATTTACTGTTTTTTATTTTTTGATTTGATTAAGCCGCTCATGTCATATTTTGCAATAGCCTCTTCTATTTCAGGAGTAGAGGCTATTTTACCCTCATTTATGAACATGATTGCGACAGGAAGAGACACATAATCTTTATCTCCGATTTCATGATGTTTAGCCTTAATATAGGTAACTTCATATACATCCGAAGGTTCAAACCTGTAACTCTTTGCATCATTTTTATTTACTTTTCCTCTTTTCATTATATTAACCTCCTATTCCTTTAGATAAATCAATAGCTTCTTTGATAGTGGCATAAGAACCCTTGACGAATGCAGTCTTGTAATTCGACTTAATATAAGCCAACAATCTTTTTTCGCCGATCATTGTCACTTGGTTCTTCTGGAAATCGTCATTGACCCAACCGAACGTAATAGATAATCCTACATAGTCACGGATGTTCAGATATCTAAAATCGCCCAATACAAATTCAC